AAGCCTCGGGCAAAAAGCAGATCGCCAGTTGCACCAACTGCAGGTGGTCCGAGCCGGAAGACGAACCGAGTTAAACTTACAAAGGACCAATTACAAATGGCTCGTGAATTAGGTCTCACGGACGAACAAGCATTAAAAACTTATGCTACAGAGATTAATTCTTTGCAGGAGGTTAAAAATGGTTGAAAAACGTAATGTCCGAGCTAAGGAAACTCGCTCTAATCCTCGTGAGCAAAAGGCTCGCGCTGAAACCGCATGGAAACCTGCATCTTTGCTTGACGCTCCTCCTCCTCGACCAGGAATGGTGCAAAGATGGGTTGCCACCTCGATTCTGGGGAAAGAAACACCCGACAATGTCTTTAAACGACAACGTGAAGGGTGGAATCCGCGAGCGTCGGATAATGTTGGTGATTTTCCAATTCCGACGATTAACCACGGACAGTGGACTGGATGTATTGGTGTTGAAGGGATGATTCTTTGTGAAATGCCTCAGGAGACTCATGATTCTATGAAGTCTTATTACCAAGGCAAGACACAGGAATTGAATGAGTCTGTCAACACTGAACTTCGGAACACTGAGAGGGCTGGAGGACTTCCTATCCATGAAGATAGGAAATCAAGCGTGAGTCGTGGCAGTGATGTTGCTGTCATGGAAGATTAACTTTTAACTACGAGGTAGAAATATGGCTAATGTAGATGCAGCCTTTGGGTTTGTGCCGATACGTCATATGTCTGCAACTGGATCCGTATATACTAACAAATACACCATTGCATCAACTTTAGGAGAGAACATTTTTACTGGTGATCTCTGCGTTCTTGCTGCTGGTTATGTTACACCTCATACCGCGACTGAGGTGCAAAACATTGGTGTATTTGGAGGTGTATCGTATACAGCTTCAGACGGCTCCTATGTTTATTCGGAGTATTGGCCAACTGGCACTACAGCTACAGATATCATAGCATATATATATGATGATCCATATATTGTTTTCAAAGCTCAATCGGCAGGAACCCCTGCTCAGGCGAACGTTGGAAACTGTTGTGATGTAGTAGCAGGAGCCGGATCGACCACATCTGGTCAGTCTGGTTTTGAACTTTCTGGGACGATGGCGGCAGGAACTGCCACATGCAAAATTATGGCTTTGTATGATCAACCAGAGAATGCTTTCGGGACCAATGCAGTTATGGAGGTGCTAATTAATGAGCATATCCTTAAACAGACTGCTGGTATTTAGGAGGGTTTAAGACATGGCAATGCATAGAGCAAATTTTGCTAAACTGCTCGAGCCTGGATTGAACACTCTTTTCGGTCTCGAGTACGATCAATTTCAACCTGAGTGGAAGCCTGTTTTTGAGGCTAACACTTCAACAAAAGCCTACGAAGAAGATGTCCTTCTTGAAGGCTTCGGCAATGCTCCGGTTAAAACGGAAGGTGCAGCAGTCAGCTATGATGAAGCTAGCCAGCAATGGACAGCTCGTTATCAGCATGAAACAGTTGCATTAGCCTTTTCAATAACTGAAGAAGCCGAAGAAGATGGCCAATATGGCTCTCTTGCAGCACGTTATACGAAAGCACTTGCACGCTCAATGAATTCCACTAAGGAAGTCAAAGCTGCAAATATTTTCAATAACGCAACGTCTGGTAGTTACACTGGTGGTGATGCAGTTGCACTTTTGAGTGCTTCTCATCCAACTCGTGCTGGCACTCAGTCAAATACGTTGGCAACTGCTGCTGACCTTTCAGAAACTTCTCTTGAGTCTATTCTGATTCAAATTTCCAATTTGAAAGATGATAGAGGTCTACGGATCGCTTCAATTGGCACTCGGTTAATTATTCCTAGTGCTTATGTTTTCACTGCGGAAAGACTTTTGGAATCGACAGGTCGTGTAGGAACAGCTGATAATGACATCAATGCTATCAGAGCAGGTGGTTATCTGCCTGATGGTTATCATGTCATGCGCCGGATCTCTGATTCAGATCGTTGGTTTATAAAAACTGATGTTCCTGACGGATTGAAGATGTTCACTCGGTCTCCTTTGAAAAAAGGTATGGAAGGCGACTTCGAAACTGGCAATGTTCGTTATAAGGTCCGTGAACGGTATTCGTTCGGCTGGACTGACTGGCGTGGCGTTTTCGGTTCTGAAGGTGCTGATTAAGGTTATTGGAGCCACCTTCGGGTGGCTCCTTTTCCCCTATGGCAGAGAAAACTTTTAGTAGATTCTTTCCTGATCCTGTTGGTGGATATCTCCCAGTAGAAAATATTGATCCAAGACCAGATCCTATTGGTGCCCTCCCTACAAAAGAGTCTTTAGCAGAATTGCGAAGACTTGCATCAGAGGCACAACCAACCTTAAAATCCTATACTCCTCGGAACAAAGATCGAATAGCTTATTGGCTTGCTGAACAAATGGGCGGTGATGGTAGAAAGAATGTCCGGTTTGCTAAGAAATTAACAGATGCAGGTCAGAATGTTGTGGACTGGGGCACTTTGCCTTTTTATTTTACACCAGCTGCACCATTAGCAGCATCCATTGATATTTCTAGAGGAATTGTAGAAAGGGATCCTTATGAACTAGCACTAGGGATGCTTGGAGTTGCAAAACCATTAAGAAATATTGCTTCAACTATGTCTCCTACAGCTGAAAGAGCATTAATAGCGGCCACAGGGACAGGAGGAATAAGTGTGGTTTTGCAAAATTTCTTAATGAATTTATTTAACAAGAAAGAAGGAAATCAATAAATTTGCTTTTATTTTTAAGAGCAAAAGGCTAAAGTAAATTATCTGGGATTAAATTTCTTTAGAGACTGGCCCAGCGGACGCTATGAAGACTCTAAAGAACAACTCTCTCATAGGAGAACAAAATGGGTACATCACGCTTTTCTGGCCCCATACTTTACAGTGGAGACGGGGCTGAAAATAAATGGTTTACGAACCTGCCTATTGGGAATAATCCTGACTACTTCACATTGATGGATGATTTTCTCGGTATTGACATTGATGATACTGATGATTGGACAAAAGAAGTTCTTAACAGTGGAACTTTAACTCTTCTTGCAGATCACGTTGGTGGATGGGCAAAATCTACTGGTGATGGTTCGACAGATAATTCCGGTGGTTCCATTCAAGGAAATGAAGTTTTTATGGCTGAGGCCAGTAAGAATATTTTCTTTGAGTCTAGAGTTGCAGTAGCAGATGCTGATGACATGGACATGTTCGTTGGTCTTGCTGAGAACGGAACTTTTGCTACAGGTGTTCCATTCACTGCTAATAATCAGATTGGATTTTTGTTAGTTGAAGGTGCAGCTGATATTTATGCAAATTGTGATAGTGGAGGAACTCAAACAAACACTGATACTGGGGTTGATTTTGCTGATGGTGCTGAATCAAGTTCAAATATCACAAACACTCGTCAGCTTGGCTTTATTGTAAAAGGAACAGGAGTTGTAGAATTTTATGTCGATAGGGCAAAAGTTACAACAACCACTGATAACATTCCTACTTCAGCAATGACTCCTTGGTTTGCAGCAATGTCAGGAACTACTACAGCTGATGCTGCATGGTGCGATTATATTTTTGCAACCGGACAAAGAATAACTTCTGGTATGACCCAATATGGTTCTCCGGTGTGAGGTGAATCATGGCATTAAAAAAGAAAAAAGCGGGAGCCAAAAAGGCTCCTGCTAAGGTCCGGCAGAAAAAACTTCCTATTCCTGGAAGTGCTATGCATAAATCTATGGCATCAAGGGGATTGATTAAGGAGAAATAGTTATGGCTGATATCACTACATCCACTACAATAAATCAAAGTGATAGAGAAGTTGTGATGGCTTTCCAATATCAGTATGTAGATGGAGGAAATGAAGATGCTGTCACAAAAGTGGACGTTTCTGCTTTAGCTAAAAATGTTTCTGGGACAAGTTGTAGTGCTGTAAGGATTGTTGAAGTTTGGTGGGTCTTAGAAGCAATGACTGTTATTGTTGAATCAGATGCAACTGTTGATGTTACTATGATGCATTTATCTGATAATTGGGGATATCAGGACTTTTCCAAATTTGGAGGATTACCTTCAACAACTTCCTATGGAGCAAGTCCAAATGGAGATATTCTTTTTACAACGACAGGAGCTGGTGCAGTTGGGGATGCGTATCAAATTGTTCTTAGGATGATAAAACAATATTAACAGTGAGTGCTGAATGGCAACTTCAGGAACAGTAGCATTTAGGCCAGATGTTGAAGAAATAATTGCTGAGGCTTATGAACAATGCGGAATTGATGTCCAAACAAGAACAGGATATCATGCTGAATGTGCACGTCGGAGCCTCAATCTTTTATTTTCTGAATGGTCTAATCGTGGCTGGAATTATTGGACAGTTTCTTATCAGACTATAACACTTGTTGCTGATCAGGCTGTTTATACATTAGCAGCAGGGCTCGTAGACATTATTGATGTTGTTTATAGAAAGGTTTCCGGAGCTACTTCTTCTGATCAGTCTATGACCCGAATAGCTATTTCAGAATATAATCAGATACCAAATAAATCTGATACGGGCGTTTCTTCACAGTATATGATTGATCGTCTATACACCCCGACTATGACTGTATGGCAGG